GGCTAAGGGGGCGGCGAAGTATATCGCCGAGGGGGTGGGGGAATCCCAAGCCTTAAATGCCCGCCGACCTATATGGGAGGCGGCTTTTATGGGTTGGGATGTGTGGGGGGCTGAGCGGAGCGAAGAGGGGCGTGGGCATATAATCCGCCTGCTACAACTAGGGCAAGGCAGGCGGCAATTTGTGGGCGAAAGCCTTAAGTATGAGCCGAGCAAGCGAGGCGAGTTGTTATGGGTTTCGCCCTGTGGATGGCTGTGGCTTCTTGTGATTTCTTGTGAAATTAGTTTTTCGGCATACCGAATAACTGTATGCTCAGGCTGTGTTGTTTAGAAAGCAGGAAGCTTTCTAAGTCAGCAAATTACTTAAGCTTTACGGTTGCTTGTGCTATGCCTAAAAATGGTGACACTCGTCCAGCTTCTTCCGTTCAATTAACTCAGGATGCAAATGGAGTAGACTGTATTTGACGTTTTCACTCAATCTACTCCACGGTATGATGTCGTTTGTGTGATCTTCTTTTTCCACGTTAAGTAAGGAAAAAAAGATTACTCAAATGCATCCCGAGCTTGTTTGATTAGGTCAATAGCCTTACCCATTAACTCATTCAAACTCTTGTACGCTGTGGGATCTTCAACATCTAACATTTTAATTAATAGATCTTTAGAGTAACTTGTATAGATACTTGTGTCCTTCATCTGACGTGCAACACTAAACGGTTCAATTGCTGTCTTAGCAACAGCAACAGCCTTCTCTTGTGGAGGGCTACTACTAACTCCCATTGCCACTATGTTCTTGAATCCATTTCTCTCCTTCCATTCAACGGGTACATCACTTCCAAGACATTTCTTTAAATCAGCTATTAGATCTTCTTCAAAACAGGACATCCATCCCTCTGAAGTGTTAAACCTATAATAGCTCTTTCCTGCTTTGGAAGTCTTTGCCTCCGCTTCGCTTATGTTTATAGTTTCCATGTTTTCTATAATATTTTATATCATTTCCTCCTTACATTTGATTAGTAATTAATAACTTAAATAATTTTTTAATTAATATTATTTACAAAAGCCTTACTCAGAAGATTCTTCTTCTGTGCTAGGTTCTTCTGTAGTCTCTGTTTCTGGTGCTTCTACTTCGACCATTTTTCTAATCCCTCCTGTTGTTTGTTACGAGTCCTCTTGTATAGCTCACTATAAATAACTATTGATCGCTTGTCCCTATTCAATTCGCTTATAACATGCTTATGGTATTTCTGTCTCATTTTTAAATATTAAAGCTTCTTCCCCACATTCACAGAGATCCTCTTTGATCCATCTGTCAGATCGTTTACATGCGAGGCAAGTTCTTCCTTCCCTCGTCATAACCCACGGTTTATATTTATCTCTCATCTTTCTCCTCACTTATTGATCCACAATGTTCTTTACATTCTGAGCATATATCTGAGTCAGTATATATTCTTTCACCGCAACAATTGCTTATTTCAGTAGCACACACATTCATATATACATAGCACACACAACCTATATAAAGCTATGTTACCACTCAGAGGTTACAAGTTGTGTTACTTTTTAACTTTAAGAACTTATTTTAGATCTGATAGTTTAATTATTTTATTTTTTACTAGGACTTTAATTAATTTTTTCAGAAGAACCCCGGGTGAGTTCTTTATAGCTTCAGGTGCGACAAGTCTTTTTAAGCCCATGTTAGCCCCACTGCGTGTAGTTTTAATTTCTTTGAATTGTGCGTTGTTATTTTATATTTCATTGACGTCCCTGTAGGCTGACTTGATAGATCTATGTTTGCAGCTAATATTTGTTTATTTGCATCAAAGTTTCCCTCATCTATTAAAGTTACTTGGGTGTATGTTGTGCCGCCATCTCTTGAAACATATGCCTTTAGATCAGTATTAATTGTAACAGAATCTACATTTTCTTCTAATATTTGTAGTCTAGCATTACTAGGGGCTGCCTCAGCAGTTGTGGCATTACTGAATAAAGTCATGTCTCCGCCGGTTGTTGTTGCGCTTTCAGTTCCGTCTCCAGAATTATATATACCTGCTATTTCAGCAGCACTTAGAACTTTATTATATATTCTACAATCATCTAGTAGACCATCAAAATCGTACCCTGATAATCCATCATATTGCCCCATCCATACTTCAGATGTTCCCGCAAATACACTGTCTGGTACTGATCCACTTGTACTCCCCGGGGTATCTGCTGAACCATTAATGTATACTGTTAGACTTGTACCACCATCAAGAACAACTGTAACGTGAGTCCATGTTCCGTTTGTAAAAGAATTAGTTGAGGTTTGGATAGTCTGTGTTCCGCTTCCAGCACCGTTATCTGATACACCAATACTAAATCTTCTATTAGATCCAACTTGTCCAAAAGCCCAACATCTATTAGCTGATCCTTGCCATTTAGACCATGCTCTTTTGTGTGCTGATAGATCGTCTGGATTAACCCAGAAAGCCCAACTCATGTCAGTTTCACCATCCCATGCTGAATTATCTCCAAAGTCTACTTTGTCAGTATTTGCACTTTCAAAGTCTAGAGCCTTACTTATCTTTCCAGTTGCACTCATATCAGAAGTATTATTATCTGAAACTCCATCTTGATTAGTATCAGAACTTTCATCTACTGCCGTACTTGCTGCATCATCATTACATTTAGCATGGAATACTAAACCATCTCCCAAGTCTAAAGCAGCAACGCTTTCATAGAAATCATCAGTTGAATTATAATTTTCATTGGTAGAGCTCCCTGTATCAACTCCTGATTCATCTTCAAACTCATCAACTACCCCATCAACCATATTAAACTGTGTTAGAGAGCCGTTTATGGCTATTCTAAAGGCATTTAACATGATGTTATCACTCAATACATCTCTCTTTCCACTAGCAGTATTATCTAAATCGTCAATATATTTCTTGTTAGGTATTTGAAAATCACTGGTAGGTGTTGTATTAACTTTACCTCTACTATGATCCCCAGAATGATTTGGGATAATAACACTTTCGGCGGGAGCCGTAGCTTGTATGAAACTATTATTTTGTCTCATATTCTTTAATAAACTGTCTGCACTTTTCGGTTTTGCCATTAGTATACTCCCTTTAATTCTCTCGAAGGCACTAGCCTCTCTTCCCCTGCGTGTAAGAACTTAGATCCTACTTGTTTTGTCGTAGCTGCGGTTGTACCAGTTACTACTGGGAATCTTGTTTTGATCTCTTTTTCGTTATGTGTTGCAGGTCCTTGACTAATCGCCATAGAATAAATACAAAATCAAACTTAATAAAACTTACGATACTTAATTAACAGAGCCTTTCATGATTCCAGCTTCAATTAAGTTCTTAAAAATATAAGCTATCGCGTTACTTTGAACAGTGTCAGTAGAAGTGTTTGCATCAAACGAAGTTACATCTTCAGAATTCGTTACTGTAAATTCAGGGCCTACAATATCACGCTGATCTCTTGCCACTGGATTTCTCCTTTTTAGATTTAGAATTAGATGATAATTCGGGATGTTTAGCTAATAGATCTTCTGCCGCCTCTGTATATCCTACTTCTACGTAATGAGCATATAATTTTTCTCTATTTTCTTTAGTCATTTTATACAACCGTGTCTGTGATTTGATGTACGGACTTAGGGTCTGTTAGAAGAGCTTCACCTTCTTCCCATACTCTAATCTTTCTACCAATACCCGGGTCATTCACAACTATTGAAGTCATAGGCATAAAGGATTTCCATGTAGCTGATACTTGAGGAATGAATTGTAGTGCGTTATCTGTTGTTGCATTCTGTGAGACTACTACTTTGTTTCCTAATAGTTCCATCAACACACCGTCTTTAACTCTCTCAGATGAGAAGCTTGGTATACTTGAACCTTTAACATTGATTAAGTAATCTAATAAGTTCTCGTGTTCAACAGGGTTGATGTATAAGATAACTGAACTTGTGTCATATCCTTGTGCTCTAATCTTTCTATTACCAGTCATAATATCTTTAACCGGATTACCAGTTGATGCATCATCCCATCCGTCAGCTACTGCTGCCGTAGTTAATGTATTAGTTGGATTAGGAGTCGTTGGTGTAGCTGCCGCAGCTTCAATCAATACGCTGTAGATTCTAATGTCCACTTGGTTAGCTACTGCTCTTACAAGATCTCTAACGTTTGTTGCTAGAATATCAACATCGCTGTCTCTAATATCTTCTTCAGAAATTGTTGGAGATTCAACAAAGAACTTTTTAACATAACTTGTTTGTCTTGTCCAACTTTGTTCAACAACTGTTGGTAGAGCTCTTTCTGCTACTCCTGCTATTTGTGATAATGTTATTCCAGTCGTATCAACAGAGTCCAAGAATCCAGCAGTTTTTTGATACCATCTTATTTCTCTTGCAGCGGTTTGAGAGATAGTTACAAATCCTTTAAGAACGGAGGCTTCATCTGCAAATCCCTTTGCAAGTTTATCAATATCAATTCCACGAATTTCTGCTTGTCCACTACTATCTGCCATTTTATGCTAGGTTTACAACTAAAGGTTGTAATAAAAATTTAATTGTTTGTAAGTCTGTTCCTGTTTCCAAAGCCCTTCCAATGATCTGCTCTGAATTAACATCTGCTGTAGCCATTTCGTTATCGTCTCCAGTACCTGAATCACAGATTAGAGCATCTCCAGCAGTACATCCTCCAGCTCCGATTGTTCCTTTGAATATTCCTCTTAGATAAACACCTATTGTAGTCTTGCCATCACTTGCTATTTTTTCTTCTGCTGCAATTCCAACAACTGCATCGTTATCTGCTCCAGCTTGAGAAACAGTGTTTGGATCTGCTATCTTTAAGAATGAGCCTTTTTCAATACCTGCTCCATCTGCTACAGTAAATCCTACAGCCGGTTCTAATTCCACAAGTAATGTTGCTTCGAGTGCCACAACTTTTACACCCAGAAGAACTATTTAAACTTTTCCTTTTCTTCAGATATTTTAAAGTTTGCTAGTTTTAGCATTTCTTGTTGTATTAGTAAGGAATCTTCGGATTGTTCAATCAGAATTTCAGCTTCTTTCTTAACTTTCTCCCAAAGAACTTGGGTTTTAGTTCCCATTTTTATCCCCAGATCTTTCGCAATTGGTTTTTCATTTTTCATACTCTCCCTTCCATAACCTTTCTTGCGTATTCTGCTGGAGTATCTTCAACAGGGTCTACTTTACTACCACCAAAAGATCTTCCTGATAGTGCTTCCTCTGCTTGTAGATCTTCTAGCTTTTTAATATTCAGTTCTAGCCTATCATTCTGTTCCATTAATTGCTCAGCAGACTTAACAGCCTTAGTTACCAGATTAGTTTTAATAGGTTTCCCGTTCTCAGAATCAGACTTTGGAACTTCCTTGACTTCTTCCTTAGGAGGTTTCTCTGCTTCTTGCTTCCCTTCTTCCTTTTCTTGTGCATTTTCTTCTGTCATGTTAGTACCCCCTTACAATCATTTAATCTTAATTGGTGATGGCATAACATATCCTGCCAACCCTGCGATTACTATGATTACGATACTAAAGATTGCTCCGTTGATTCCTGATAATAATGCAACTATTTCTAGAATAGTTAAACATACCATCGCAGCTATAATAATTCTCCAGTCTATCTTTTGTTCTTTCATTTTGTATTTTTATTTGGATCTACCCCCATTGAATTTAATTTAGAGTCTTTCTTTGCATCAGTCGTTATAGACTGAACCTGTGTTCCTGCACTTTCTGCCATAGGCTCTATACTTGCAGGGAACTCTAGCTCTATTTTGATTCCAGCTTGTAATTCTAGCTGTGATTCTAAGAATCTCTGTCCACCTTCGATGGTCTGTTGGAATGCTAGATAAATAATTTTGGATGATGCTTCTGTTGTCTCTTCACCCCATCCAAGAATAACCTCGGGAACTCCCGCAGCAGTTGTAAAGAGACGGACTAGATACTTTTGGTATGGTAAGGGATCTAACGTACTGAACTGCGGGATCGAGACATGCTTTATATCTTGTGTATCGATAGTCCCTTTTGGAACGAGCATAGTTTCTGAGTTTTGATATGCAGATTCGTACTTTGTTTTTAATGCGTTGACAACAGTTTGATCGTCGCTGTCTACGGGAATTATAGTTATAGGTTTAGCGTATCTATGGAATATAACTTTAAGATCCTCCAAACTCTCATTCCTCATCTTCATCACCTTTTCCACTTTTTCCCCAAAAGGAACTCCATGAATCTCATCACCTTCTCTGTTCCAAGACAGATGGAATATCTCATCAAGTTTAAAGATAATATTTTTGTTCTCACTCTGTGGAGCAATTTGTTCATATCTATCAATCATCCCTTTCTTATTAACTACGATCATTATACTTCCTGCATTCAGAGGTTTAAAGTTAATAATTCTTCCAGCTTTGTCTCTTACTATTTCTGCAAAGGAATCCCCGCAGATCATTGCAACTCTTAATTGATTCTCTAGTATAGAGTTGAAGTCATCCTTGCCCCATCCTCTTATCTTCTTCAAAATCTTCATAGTCCTAGCATCTGTGGTGTAACCTCTTCCCACAGTCCAACTTGCTAACTTATCTATGACTGCTGCAAACTCAGGGATTATTCTATAGTATCCGTTCCATCTAGCAAACTTAGGAATCCATGTAGTCTCAGTTTGTCCTTGCGGAGAATCCGTGTCTTGTGGTGCTACCCTAAAACTATCTCTGAAATCACCACCATCATGCCCCGCACTTTGGAAATAGTCTGTGTTAGAAAGATCTGTGTTGGTTATTTCGCTTATATCGAGTGTAGGCATGTGATTTTATGTGATAACTTGTATTTAAATGTTTTTAATTTCTCTCTCTCCACCATGAAAAGTTCCTCAGGTATAAGTGTTCTGTTGCTCCTCCACTCTCAACCCTGAATAGTGGTTTCATATTAATATCGTCAGGGATGTTTGCTGTGTTTGTTGCTTTCAGTACTCCATTCACATACCATCTAACTTCATCTACAGACATTTCTATCCTGTGAGTATAAAAAGGGTTTGTTCCACTTCCACTGACTGCGGTTAATAAACTTGTTGTTGAACTTACTGTTGAAGTACTATCCTTTCTGGTTACAAGTGAAACAGCTATCTCTTGATTTCCAGAAGTGTAGTCATTCATGTGAAGCCCTATGAAGTCAGAAGGAAGATTTCCATTTGCATTTGCAATTCCTATAACAATGTAAGCATCATCTCCTGTGTCTGTTACGTTAAACCTGCCTGAAAACTCTATAACTTGATAACCCGCAGTTTCTAACCCGACTGCTGTATCTCCAAGTAGTGCTGCATAGTCTCCTGAGTCTGAACCTGAGTTCATAGATATAATTCCAGAACCTACAGAATAACTACCTCCCGCAGAAGCAGACGAGCTCCATGCGTTGGTATATGCCAAAGCATCAAATACATCATACTCTATGAAATCAAATCCTGTCCCGTCATCTCCATCATCACCCGCAGGGCCTGTTACACTACCGGGGATATGTCTCCCACCTTGAAATAGTAATCCTTGATTATCTTCTGGAGAAACTTTAAAGATTGACGAGCTTCCAAAGATGTTTGGATTTGGAATTAGTCTGAGAACCATTATGCTCCTTTAATAAACGTATTCGAATTTTGATCTTTTAATATTAGTTCTATGTGGTGCATTCTCCAAGCATGGATGTTCACTAGATCTTCTGCATGAATCCTCGCTGTTGATTCTGTTGATCCAAATCCGTGCATGTTGAAGGCAATCAAAGAAATGCCACAGTATCTTGCCGCCCATTCAGATAACATTCTTTTAACATCTGCATTCAATGCTGCGAAGTTGTCTACGACATTGAATCTCATTAAGTTAGAAAGAAAACTCTCTGCTTGTGCTACGAGGAGATTACGATTCGCTTCAGTGTTTCCAGTTGAATCAACTAACTCTCCTGCAAAGATTGCAATTTCCGTCTCTGTGCAAACTGTTCCAGTATATGCCATTGTGTAACTATGCGATAAAAGGTCTTAAACCTTTCGTTTTCAAACCCCAAGCTGCTCTAATCATTCCCTCCGTAATGTGAGTATACTTTCCAAAGATCCTTAGATTCCCATCCTCTGTGTATTCATATTGTACCGAACACAAACTCTCAGTCATATTTTTATGATCTGGAAGTTTGATCTTGCCATGTTCCATCAGAGATAGTAGGTGCATATATAGCTCTTCCTTCAATAGTTTCTTCTTCCTGCCTCCCCGATCAATCACACGACTTGCATTATTAATACCTATAATCTTTCGTTTGATCTTATCATTCTCTAGCAGGACATCTAAGATAGATCCTCCAAGTCCCCCATCATCTATCATAATTTTATTAAAATTCCATATTTGATCTAGATGTTCTATGTTTATTATCGTATTTACTGTTGATACGTTAGAAGTAGTTTCTATCTTCACGATCCTTATTTGATCTCTGTGGTCTATCTCCGCTATAACAAATGAGTTTTCATCACCTCCATATCTAGCACAATCCACACCTAACATATACATATTTAGAGGGTTGTGTGTGAATGGTTCAAAGTATTTGCAGCTTCTTATTAGATCTCTAGAGAACAATTGTCTCAGTTCATCTAGGAAGTCCCCCAAAAACTCCTGAGCGTACTGTAGTCTGCTCATTCTCATCCTTTGGTGTGCAAGGTACTCTTTAGGGATTCTCGGACAATCCTCACTTGACACATGGAATTTTGAGAACTTGGGATCTCTAAAACAATCAAAGAAGAATCCCCCCTTTCCGAATGGTGTGGATAAGAGAATAAGATCTCCCCTTGTGGTAGCTAACATAGGATTCACTGCCACCCAGACGTCTTCAGGGATAAAGGCTGCTTCGTCTGCGATCAACAGATCCACGGTATAACCTCTAATTCCGTAACCGGACAACCCTGTAGGGAGGCAGTGAAGCACAGATTTATTCATAAGAACTAATTTATGTTTTGTCGGTTTGTCTTTACCTTTTTTAATATATTTCTTATCTATTTGATAAACCGTTGCAAGAATCTTCTCGAATAATAACTGTGCCTGTCTCTCCACAGAGGCTATGACAAGCACAGTCTTATTAGGGTGTGTGATCATGTAGTGGGCAGCCTTTAAAGCTATTACGGTTGATTTCCCAACCTGTCTACCCGATCTCAATGCTATGCTGCCTTCTGTATTCAAAACATTCTTTTGCCACTCATCAAGTTCCATATTCAATAGAGACGCAAACTCATTGATATTCATACAACTATAAACTCCGCTACGTATAATTTATTTAGGTGTTCCCATTGTTTCGTAAGTCTCTTCTTTGCGGCCGCTGACATAGAATCCGGTTTAGCTTGTACTAACCATATTAACTGTTTTTTGTCATCTATGATTATCACGTCAATTGGGGAATGTGAACCAGCACTGCGAAAGGAAACGTGTCCTTTTGCTCTTGCAGTATTGACTATCTTCCTTTCCTTCATATATCCCTTCCTATAGTTCTTATTGGGCATCTTTCAGGAGCTCTTCGTATTCAACGACTTCCAGAGTCTTATTTTTATTCAACTGAACTCTTCCAGCCCTGATCAAAGTGTCTATATATTCTTTTGCAGTTCTCCTAGCGATTCCTTTTATCATGATCTCTGCTAGCATTCTTTCATAGTCTATTGCCTTACCTTCCATGCTCAATCCACGTATTGTAGCTTCAACCTGTCTTAACAATGTGCCCCTCCTTTGTTCTCTTATATTCATAGTTTACATAAAGCACACACCTATTTAAACCTTTCGGGAGCACACAGCACTTCTATTTCCTATGGAACTTTTTACACATAGATTATTCTTATTTGTGTGTGTGCGTTATGAAAGAGAAAAGAACCAAAAGAGAAAGTGTTAGCTTTAAGAAAAAAGAAATGCTCCCCCAAGTATAAAACACACACACAATCCAATCCCCCATTATGCGAGGCTTAAGACACACTATGCTTATAGTTATCACAAAAGGGTTTTTAAATGTGTGTTGTAACTCTATAATAAATTTTTTTGAGTTAATTAATTATTAAAAAATTTTTCCTGAGGTCCATTTATTTGCTTAGTGAAAAAATTTGAAAATCGCTATAAAGGAAAAAGAAAAAAGAAAGAAAAAAGAAAAGAAAAAGAAAAGAAAAAGAATATAAAAGAAAACAAAAGAAAAGGAAAAATAGTAGAAAAGAAATAGAAAAGGAAAAGAAATACGAATAGAAATAGAAAAAGAAATAGAATTGATTTAGGGGCCCCATTTTCTTTAGAATTTAAAAGAAAAAGAAAAAGAATTTGGGGGGGTGGGGCGTTGGAGGTTCTTTGGTAGTTCTTTATTTAATAGGTAAACAATAAAGTAAAGGATTTAAATCTAGGGTATATATAATAGAATCTTGATATCTAGGGGCCCCTTTAATACTAGGAATAATATTGGAATTTAAAGGAAACAAAATAAAAGAAGATTTATTTTGGGGTGGATGTAGGGGCCCCTTTTAAATTAGGAAACATATTCTTCTCTTTATTCTTGGCGGTGGGGGGGCGGCGGCGTGTTCTTTCTTTGCCGCCGGTAGGGGTGTGGTGGGGAGTTAAGTTTGTTTAGGC